AGAGATTGTAGCTATTGCTGAGGCGATAGGTATATGGCCTGACTTCATTTATACAGATAATAAAGATAAGAAGTCATGGCATTCTAAACTGCAGCGTCATTCGTCTGTGTTTATGGAGAAGCCTCAAGATATTCATAAGGTAGTTCAATCTAATGTATCGATGCTTCAGTGTTGGAGAGGAGATGCAGTAGTTACTCTTAATGGGTTCTTACGTATTATGCCTATGTTATCTGTAGAGATGTATAATGGCCATCCTGGAGATATTGTTAAGTACCCAGAACTAAAAGGTAAAGATCCTCAGAAGAAGGCTCTTGATCTTAAGTTACCATCTACTGGTTGTGTAATACATAAAGTTACAGAAGTAGTTGACTCTGGTGAGGTTTTAGACTATAATACTTATGATATGCAAGGTGACGAGAATGTCGATATACTTGTAGATAGGTTACGTAATATATCTGTCGATATGTGGGCAGAGTTTTTAAAGGAGAAGTTGTTTGAAGAAGTTGTTTAAGGGTGAAGTAGAAGAGTCTGATGATCCGAGACCTAATCATTATAGTCAGAAAGAGGGTCATGTAGAGTGTATTAAAGTTATTAAGCAGCTATGTTTAGAGCATCAGAATGATCCGTATACTGATTATAATCGCTATCAAGCGTTTAAGTATCTCTGGCGTCTAGGTCAGAAGGATGATGTGTTGTTAGATATTAATAAAGCTATAACGTTCTTAACGTTTGCGAAAGAAGCTATTGAAGAGGAAAGAAAAGTAGATGGATGATAATCAAAGTAAAATTGAAGAGATTGCTAGTAAGGTACTAGGTAAGACTTCTGACGGTCAAACTATGATGCGTTATGAGACGCCTGATCAAGTAGATAAGAGTCTGCTTGTTGGTATTCCTCGTAACCTAAATCGTACTCATTATAATATTGCTGAGCAACCAGAAGAGTTTATTGGTATTGATACTTGGAATTCATATGAGTTCTCTTGCCTATTAGATAATGGCTTTCCTATCTCAGGTTGGTTACGTTGGTCATATACTGCTCATTCAGAGAATATTGTAGAGTCTAAGTCAGCTAAGCTATATTTAAACTCATTCAATATGGCTAAGATGGGATCAGATATTAAGACTGCTATCTTTAATGTACAAGAAACTGTATGGGACGACTTTGCGGAAGTACTAAATATGAGTAACCCTGAGCATGACTTAGCAGTTATATTACATATCAACGAAGATGCTGGATATGCTAAGCCTATGTCAGGTACTTTTATTCAGTTAGAAGATTATGTTGACGTTGAACAATTAGACTTTAGTCACTATAATGAAAGTCCGGATATCTTAAACGTGGTAGATGCAGTTGATAAACCTTATCGTTATATGTCTGACTCTCTACGATCTAATTGTCGTGTTACTAATCAACCTGACTGGGGTGACATCTATGTACATATTAAAGGACGTAAAACTATAACACCTGAATCGTTGATGCAATATATCGTATCAATGCGTAAAGAGAACCACTTCCACGAAGAGATTTGTGAATGTGTATACAAACGTCTATGGGAACTATTAGACCCGTCAGAGCTTGTTGTCTCTTGTCTCTATACACGTAGAGGCGGTATCGACATTAATCCTATTAGAGCTTCTAATTCGGATTTACTTTATTCGCATGCTATTACAGATGCGTTTAGACTAACCTCAAAGACTATGAGGCAATAGTGGTTTACGAATGCTAACCACTCTAAACATCACACCGCATTCATATTGGAGAACTAAATGAAAAATATCGTTGTATCATTATCAGGAGGAATGGATTCCTCAACACTATTATTGCGAGCTATCAAAGAGGTAGGCGCAAGTAATGTAACAGCTTTGTCTTTTGATTATGGACAAAAGCACGTATGTGAACTAGAACGTGCTCAACAACTAGTAGACTATCTAGCAGGGCTTGGTCATACGATCAAGTATCAACCTATTAAGTTAGATGGACTAGTATCATTGTTATCTTCTACTCTTGTTACTGGAGGTGCAGATGTACCAGAAGGTCATTACGAAGAAGAGACAATGAAAGAAACTGTAGTACCTAACCGTAATAAGATCTTTGCTTCTATTGTGCAAGCAGCTGCTCTTAGCGTGGTTAAAGATACAGATGAAGAAACTGCTATCGCTCTAGGCATTCATGCTGGCGATCATGCAGTTTATCCTGACTGTCGTCAGGAATTTCGTGATGCAGATGATCATGCATTCCGTGAAGGTAACTGGGATGCTGATAAGGTAACTTATTTCACTCCTTACCTAGAACTAGATAAGTTTGATATCTTGAAAGATGGTCAAGTACTTTGTGATGACTTGGGCTTAAACTTTGATGACGTGTATAAACGTACTAATACATCATATAAGCCAATGCAACATAATGGTATCTGGTATTCTGATTATAAGAGTTCATCTTCTGTAGAACGTCTCGAAGCATTTATTAAACTAGGTCGTCCCGATCCAGTTGCTTATGCTGATGAGACAGGACCTGTAGCATATGATGTAGCTCTTACTCATGCTCAACAAATTTTAGCTTAAGGAAAACTAAATGGAACTAATTAAACGACACTTTAACTTTGGTGATGAGAGTATGTCTCTTGTCGCCAAGCTAGTAGTATTACATCTTGTAATCATCGCTCTAGCAAACTATACAGTACAGATCGCAGGAGTAATTCCTATCTTAGATCTCAACTTTACTTGGGGCATGTTTGTGTTTCCTCTTATTGTTGTTGCTACTGACTTAACTGTACGACTAACTAACAAGTATGTTGCTCGTCAGATCATTGCAATTGCATTTATCCCAGCAATTATTATCAGTAGCTTTATTGCTACTCCTATGATTGGTTTGGCTTCTGCTCTTGCATATGCGTTAGGGTTGATGCTTGACGTATCTATCTTCCAACGTATTCGTGAGAAGTTAACAGACATGTGGTGGGTTGCACCTGCTATCTCTACTGTGTTTGCTAACATCTTAGATACGTATGCATTCTTCTGGGCTGCATTCGCATATGGACCAGATGAGTTCATGCGCGCTAACTGGCTAGAAATTGCATCGGTAGATGTGGTGTTTAAGATCGCAGTATCGTTCGTAGTCTTTCTCCCGATCTACGGACTACTTCTACAGCAATTGCGTAAGCGAATGACAGTAGGAACTGGAGCTTAATCACAAAAAATGCCAGCCTTTAGAGATATCGGCTGGCATTCCTTTGTTCTATATACTATAATAATAATGTTAACGGAGTAAACAGACTATGAGTATGAAGCATATAATGAGTAAAGAAACTACTTCTTCTCTTACTAATGTACAAGCTAAAGATATACAACCTAATGCAGTAGACTTACGTGTAGGTAAAGTATTAGAGATTAGCGATAACGATTTTACTATTGATGAGACTCAGAAGATTCATCGTGGTACTAAACCTGTAGAGGTATTCGAAGATGGCTATTGGTATTTGTATCCTGGTGCTTATGAAGTAATTATGGATAACGAGATCGAAGTAGGTATGGGCGAAGCTGGCTTTGTTATTACTAGATCTACTCTAAATCGTAACGGGGTTTATCTTACTACTGGTCTATATGATACTGGATATAAAGGTATTATGGCAGGCGTAATGCATGTTACTTGTGGACGTATGAAGATTAAACCTGGTACTCGTATCGGTCAATACCTTAACTTTGACGCAGAAGCTTTACATAAATATGATGGCGACTATGGTAAAGGTAAAGAGCATGATAAAAAGTACGAATAATGTTTACGGTTGAAATGGATCACGATGAGATAGAGATTACAGTCTTAGATGATAGAGATGGATTCGAAGATGTTAAGGTATTCTCTTATGATGATATTGTTTATATAAGACAGTTTAATGAGCAATATAACAAATGGGATCTAATTCAAATGACTCCTGAGATGTATGTTGAGCTTATGACAGCGTATCATAAGCCATCTGGAGCATATTTAACCAAAATAAAACGCAGATAATTCCTAACCTATTGTTTTTATTGATAACCTTTTTTCAAATAAAGCCCTTTTTTAGTTGCACTTAGTTCAAATAGCGCCTATAATAAGGTATAATAAGAAATAAAGGAACTAAATTATGAAAAACGTATTTAAAACAAACATGGAATTCTCAACTACTCAGTTTGATGGCTTTTATATAGCTACTAACTCAGCTTCACATTGTTATGTAGAGCAAAAAGCAGTATTGGAATGGGAAGCTACTTACGAAGAAGATAAGTGGAAGCAAACTGGTTTGTCATTTGAAGACGCTGTACAGAAGTTTGGTACTAAAGCTGTAAGAGTTAAGAAAAACGCTCTTAATAACGGTAACGATATGGTCGAAGTTATAGATGGATTCTCTGAAACAAAAATGAGCTTTGATACTCCTAAGCAAGCAATTGCTTGGTTAGAAACTAAAGTTCCTTTCTCAATGAAATTAGCAGAATTTATATAATGAAGAAGAAAGTCAAAAAAGCCGCTCCAGTGATAACTGAAAAGCACTGGGGCGAGATTGACGCTACGATAAGGTCTGTGGCTGATCGATCTAAGACTAAGAAAGCTTTGTTTGCTGAGATCAAAGAGCGTTTTAGTTGGAATGATAGCCAGTGTAATGCTGCTATCAATCCTATTATCAAAAGGTGGTATAAGAAGTTAAAATGAGAGTATTCGCATCAGATAATATCGTTACTAAAGGTAACTTCTTAGTAGGTACTGTATGGAATGCAGTTGCATCTAATGGTAAAAGTTTCTATAATATAGAAATGAAAGATAATGGATTTGTATGTTCGTGTCCTGCGTTTCGTAAGTGCAAGCATATAAAAGTGATAGAGGAGAAATTTGATGAGTAATCAACGTGCTGGAAAATTCAAGCCTGCGTCTATGAGAGACGGTGGACTTAACGATATGAAACTGAGAGCGTTCTTTCGAACTGCTGCGAACCTATTCGACGAAGAGGATGAGACTAGGTTTTACTTCGAGCAGATCGTAGAGCATATCTCTGACGGTGGTAGTTTGACTACCGATAACCCTGTAGCTATAAGGAGAATATTAGGTTTATGAAATTATATTTGGATATGGATGGAGTCATTGCTGACTTCTTTGGAAAAGTTGAAGAGAGATTCGACGTTAAACATTGGAAAGATCTAGAAGATCCTTCTAAGACTATTGATTCGTTTAAGAATACTAACTGGTTCTATACTTTGAATCCGTTCTTAACATCAGCTGATTTAGTTGCTGCTTGTAGACGAATCGCTGGTCGTGAGTATGGTATTTGTTCTTCACCTATTGGTGGGGATGAGTATAACTCTGGTTACTGGAAAAGAGAATGGTTGAAGCAATGGGGCTTCTTACCAGAGATTCACAATCTTATCTTTACTGGTAATAAGCATAGATATGCTACTCATCGTATCTCTGGTGAACCTAACATTCTTGTAGATGATAAACCTGATAATATTCAACGTTGGATTAATGCAGGAGGTATAGGTATTCGTTATCAAGCTAACAAAGATAGCTTAGAACAGCTTATTGCTAATATAGAGAATAGTTATAAGGTTACTTCTTAGGAGCTGGAGGAGCTGCTTTACTCTTAGCATAAGCATTACCACCAAAGAATGCTGCTACAATTGCTGCGACTGATACGAAATATACAGATGCCATAGAGCCTAATATCTTAGCAGCTTCACCTAAATTCAACCACACAGCTAGAACAACAGAGAATGGATATAGAAGCATTCCGAATAAGGCAAACCAAGCCATCTTACGCTGTGCATCTCGCATAGCATCTTCGTCTTGAATCTCCAGTATCTTACGTTGACGTTCTAGTTCTTCATCTGTAACGTGTCCGTCACCATCTAAATCAGCTGACTGAAGACCATTCTTTGTCTTCATCTCTACTCCAAAAGAGTTCTTAGCCATTATCTTTCTCCAACATATTTAAATGTAATTCATCATGCTCTTCTAAACTACGAGCAAGTTCTTTAATCTTATCACTAGCATATGTTTCACAGCAACGAGGAGCGAACATGTGTATCAGTAACGCTAGTTCTGCCTTCTTAAGCTCTATAATAACACTGAAAGCATATCTAAAGTGTTGCCATCGTGTCATATTAACACTACTTAAATGAGCTTTACATTTAGTACTGAACATATAATACTCCATCTTTTTTAGTATTTATACAAAATAACAGTTGCACTTAAGTTAAAAAGAGACTACTATATACTAATGATAAACATTAAAAACATATTAAGTGGAGTTATAACCATGAGTGTTATGATAGGTATCATATCAGCAGCTATGATGGCTCCTCCTGTGGTAGATAAAGAACAGCATAAATGTCTTGCGTTAAATATCTACCATGAATCTAGAAGTGAGAGTCTACAAGGTCAGATTGCTGTTGCTCAAGTAACTATTAATCGTGTTGCTCATGATCATTGGCCATCTACTATATGTGAAGTTGTATATGACCCTATGCAGTTTAGCTGGGTTCATCTACTAGAAGATCATTCAGCTTCTGAAGCAAGAGCATGGCAGAAAGCATCTATTATTGCTAGAGATGTTATGATAGGTAACGTTGAGGATCCTACTCATGGTGCTGTATTCTATCACGCTAATTATGTTGATCCTGACTGGGCTGAGTTTCTTGATCTATCTAAGGTAATAGGCAATCATTTATTTTATACATGGGATGGAGATTGGGTTGCAAACAACTGAACAAGAACTACCGATTGAATTAGAATGTTGGTTACTTAGACATGGTATTCTAGAAGTAGATAAATCTCCAGGTGGAGAAGGTCATGCTCC